GCTCTGGATCTCTAACCTTAGCAGATTCAAGATCTCTAACTGCCGCCAGTGCTTCTAAGTGTTCAATGATGTCACTGCTTCTTAGTTTTGCTCTACAAGCATACAACAAACGTGTAACAATTTTCTTTTTGTCGCCTGTTGATAATCTATTGAAGTTGAATAAACTTCTACGTATTGCTTTGTAGTCTGTGTTTACAATATTCAAAGCACTTTCAATACCTAAGAATACTGTTTGGTCATTTAAAGAAGTTACCCTGCCTGTTGACATAGCCATCAAATATCTATTGAATGCCATTGCAGGCAATGTAGTTCTTCTACGAATAGCCATTGCCGCTTTGGGATCTTTAAGTTTGTTTAATGCTTCTTCATCACCTTGTACAAAGTATGCAAAGTTATATAAATCTGTTGCATACATTCTAAAGTGTTTGTAACTATCTCTGTCTGTTGTTCTCTTAGCATAACCGTGAGCAACTGGAGCAAACTGAGGATACCTTCTTAATAACTCAAGGACGAGCATAGTAAGGTATAGTCGCTCACAACAATCTGTGTAACTTAATACACGTTGATTGCCGCTATCGCGAGTCATTCTCGCTTCGTGCAGTTCTGTTAAGAAATCCATCATCTTATGTGTAGTTACTTCTCTCTGGTGCGTCCCCTTGACCTTTAACATACTTCTCAAGGAATGCTCTAATCATATCGTCTTTGCTACCTGCTTTTAAAAGCATACCAAGTGTTTCACTATTCTGTACGTCTTTTGTAAACTCACGTTTGATTGCAGGTTTAACTTTATCAGTAGTTAACAACATTTTAATTGTTGCCGCTTGTTCTGGACTACATGGCATTTCTTTACCATCATCAGTCTTACAAGTTTTTACTGGGTTTGGATTACCTCTTGAGTCAAGTACTTTGCCTACTTGGATAATCATTGGTGTGTTTTTGAATTCAGCATCCATGCCTGCATCATCATCGTCTGCTATATCAGGACCGCCAAGTCCTAAGTCTCTCATGTCGTCATCGATTTCGTGCATTTTCACGTCATCTAACATTTCTTTTAGTTTCATTGTTTGCTCCTATTATCTTTGTACCGATCTATTGGCTTGAGTAAACCCGCCCTTGCCTCGGTTGACAAGTTTCATATCACCCTTGGAACCAGTTACAACATAACCTTCACCACCCGGTTGTCCGTTAATGGTTGCTTTTACATCTGCATCTTGGTTGTTCAATTGATCAATGATGTTATTTTTTACATTCATGATGCCGTTTACGGTATCCCATATAGCACTGAATGTACTTACGTTCTCACTAATGTACTCTTGTATCTTTCTTTGTTTGTTTGCACTAACCTTAGAAGATCCTATCCATTTAATAAAGTCACGGCCTAAGTTTTCTAAGCCGGAGTCTACTTTCTGGTTTACATAAGTGTACAATATGTTCGGGAAGTCAGTAACTTGCATCTGTTTAAGTTTTGCTTTGTCAAGGAAACTGTCAATAGCACTACTGTTTCTTGAGATGATGTTCTCTAACTTCCCTATTGAACTTTCATCAACCTTTACGGTTTCTGAAACTGTTACTGGAGGAATCACAAGTAAATCTGTACCCTCCATAATGTCAAAGTCGTTGAATGGTTGTTCGTTACCATCTTCGTCAATGACTCTGTGAACTACTACCCCTATCTTACTTTTATTAATCTCTTTACCTAAATCACTATCTGTCTTAACTGTGTATTGTACAATGTTAGGTTTGAAGTGATACATGTTTTGTTCTTGTTGTGGCTCATGGAAGTATAGCATGTCTCCTTTAAAGTAACCTTTAAAGTTTTTAGGTGTAGCCTTTTCCATAATAGGCCAAGCCTTTGCCATGTTGGCTCCTAATGCTTTAAAACCTTTAGGATCATTCTTTGCTCCGGGTCTGGCCAAGAACATTTTGTTAACTGCTTCTGGACTCTTTGCTTTTCCATCATATCCTTTTGCGACAAAGCCTCCTTTGTCTGTGAGTATAAACTCTCCATTTTCATCGCGGCCAAAAATGACTGCGGGAGATCCATCCCATTTGATTTGTACATTGTCTGTCTTCTCCGCCATTGCTCTAATTTTTTGTAATGCTCTCTTTGCACCTGCACTACCATTAAAGAAAATTAAATCTTCTATGTGTTGGATACGTGCATCTAAACTTTCTAACATTCTTGTACGGTTCTTGTCTTTGTTAAAAAAGTCTTTACCTTTAACTTGGTCTATTGGCTTAATGCTTCGGTCAGTAGTTTGTGGTCTCCATACTTTATCTGTTGCATCATATTGATATGAAAGTCTGTTCTCTGGGTGAATAAACTGTGCACCATTTGTATAATCATCTACGCCTCTAATAGGATCACTAACTAATTTAGGATCACGTTTCTTAGGCTGTGCTTTTTGTTGTTGTGGTTTTGCATCTCCACCGTCTTGTTTCTTTTGAAACTTTTGATCTGGTCTGTCTTTTTTAGTTTGTGCCAAGTCACCGTCTACTGGCTCTGCTCCTGGTTCAGAGTAAGCACCTTTGGCGGCTCCTTTGATTTCACTACCTGCATCTTTAACTGCACCAATCAGGCCAAGCACACTTGCATCTTTCTTACCTGATCCAACTGCGGCCAAGTTTCTTCCTGTGTTAAAGTTTTTCTTAGCGGCACCGGCTACTTTCTTAATACCTTTTGTAATCCCCATATCATTAGGATCAAACTGTGCAGGCTTTTTGTAACCGCCCTGTGTATCAGGTGCTTCTTTTTTTATTTCACTAAACTTCATTTAACTTATCCAATGTGTTTCTAAACCATTCACGTCCTTCATACTGAACTGCTTCTGGTAGTTTTAATCCGTCCTTCTCAAAATACTTAACAGCGTCTGCCGTCATTGCATCATAGTTAGGATCACTTTTAATTTTGTTAACAATAGAGTCAACACTATCTAAGTCTGCACCTTTGGCATTGTCGCCTAAAAGATACTGTGCAATCTCGTCTGGGTCTTTTGAAACTGTTTTATTATTAATTCTATCAACAAGTCCTGTTTGACTGTTAAACTTGTAACCATGAAACTTTGCAATGCTTGAAATTAATATTGCTCTGTGTACACCTTTGTACTTTGTATCGTCACCGTAACCTTTTAGTGCGAACTTCATAAAGTCTGGCTCACCAAACATTAAATCTAACTGTACAAATCCGTTGCCTTCTTTACCATTGATGGGTGCTTTGAAGTGTACGTTGATACCTGACTTGGCTACCCACTGTCTTGGTTCATCGTCTGGGTGATTCTTTTGTACCCACTGCATAAGTTTTGTTTCAACTTCTGACTTATCGTACTTGTCTTTGTCTACTGCAACATCTAAGTCACCACTTGAACTTTTAATTCCTGTTGAACCTAACTTCATGTTAACATGGTCCATACCAGTGATTGACTCAATCCACTTTAATGTTGGGTCTACGTCTGCTTGTTGAATGCGTTGAGTAGTAGGCTTACCATCTTGGTCTTTGAATACGTTACCACCTTCATTAAGAATCATTTTTTCTACTTTCCTGTACTTTTTGGATACCACGTCTAAATTTCTTAGTATCGCCAGTTCTAATTGAGTTTAGGAATCTACGTTCAATGTCTAATGCTTCTTCTTCTGAGTACTGTTCGTTAATACGTGAAAGCAAGTTTACTGCACTTTCTATAATATTAGTACCTGTAGTAGCGATTAGCGAATCATTATCACGATCTCTATGTAGATTGTTTAATTCTTCTAAGATTGATCTTGTGCGTTTTTTCATAGTGTTCAGTTTCCTTACTACTATTTATGGCAATTACAAATAAATATTACTGCAAAAAGGTTTATAAACTAAGAGGGAGTATAATATGGGAACTTTTAATAACAAAATCATGGCAGAGTTCAACCCGCCACGTAAATGGGTACTGGGTCGTGATTTGTCATATGATTGTCCAGAGTTAACAGAATTAGAACTTAAAGCATTAAAAGGCGTGGGTGTTAAACTCAAAGGTTCAAAAATAACTGTTCCTACTGGATTTGTTACTGATTTAGCATCAGTACCAAGAGCAATGTGGTGGCTAATAGCACCGTTTGATGTAGCACGTAGCGCCATCATACATGATTTACTGTACAAAACAATTAGACAATACAGACACAAGATGCAAGACAAACAAGACGAAGCACTTGTTAAGTCAGCAAAGAAAGCCTCTGATATGGTTTTCTGGTATGGCATGGTAGATGCTGAACCTTCAGTACCTAAGTGGAAAATGTATTCTGCTTGGAAGGCTGTTGATTTATTTGGTAATGGATCAATAGTACCTACAGAAGATAATATCTAAAGATCAATAAAATAGGGTGCTTGTTGAAGGCACCCTATTTTTATGAATTACAGTCCTATACCGTTAGGAACAATAACATAGTGTATCGTTAACACTACTCCCACAGAAGCACCCAAGCCAATCATCATCTTAATGAAGTCTTTAGTTACAAGTGGAAATACTGTCTTGAACTTTTCCTTGCCTGTCATAGTTGCCATAGCAAGTTCACGTCCACATAGTAGTCCAACAAACACCCATGTTGTTGACATAGGTATATCGTTTATTTCTTTGAAGAACAATAGTATTAAAAAGTATACTGCATCAATTATTGTAGCACTACGAACATATCTTGTGTTGTGCTTTTCAATAACAATATTTTGTATCTTACCTCCGCCTTCACGGAACATGTATCCTAATCCAAATACAAATATAAGACTTACTAATACCATAAGGTCCCAAGGTATCTGTCTTGGTAGGAACACGGCAATGTTTGCCATGTCATGACTGAGCCAAGTAAACCACAGGAAGCCTGTTGTTACCCATTGTGCTACACGCCATGCTTTCTTATGTTCTTCTTTGACAGGCTTTGCTTCATCAAGTAGTTTAGTAACTCCTATCCAAATAATATATGCCGCGACTGCCGCCACTGCATAACCCATCATACTCTTTACGAGCATCTTCTCTAATACAAATGTACTTGCAAAGGCACTTAAAACTAAAAATGACGTACTCACCGGTACGCCAATTCTTGTTAGTATTAAAAGTAATGCTGGTGCCATTGCGTGATACCATTGTATTTCTTGGAATGGTATTTTGTTTAGTCGTCCATAACTAATGTCTCCACCATTCACTGTCCAACCGTACCACAATGTATAAAGGAGAACTGCACTTGCACACCCCCACATAATTTTCCAATTGAATCTCTCATTATTCGAAGCAATCCATGTACCGAGAGTCTGTACGGAATCATTTGCTATTACGGAATAAGCGGCAAAGGCGAAACCTATTGCCATCCATAGGGTGAGTGCGTCCATTCTTATTTCTCCTATCTGCTTGATGCTTTTACCACATCGCTCACAAGTTAAAAAAGATCGGGCTCGACGATGCCCGACGATTATTCATTTATAAAATACGAATTACTTTATAAACAGTTTTATTTATAGCACAGGTTTTAATAAAAGTCAAGAGTGAAGATTAAACTTTTGTTACAATTGGAAAGAAAGGGTGCAACTTGTGATTGCACCCCCAGCGAGGATTAAGATAAAGAGTTCGCTATTTCTCTTTCTGCTTCGGTTGCAAAGTTTTTGTCCCAGTTGTCTAAATGCTTTTTCATAAAGCGATTAAACACAGGAGGTATCAATGCTAACGCAAAGAGTGTAAAGTAACCTACACCTGTGTTAGGTGCGCCTACTTCGTCAAGTTCCCAGAAGTGTGTTTCACCTCTGTCATGATGATCAGCCTGGCGACCAATCTCAATGAAGAACCAACTTGTGAATAATGTAGAATTATCCCATGAGTGTCTATAATCTATTGGCTCGCTTTTAACACGACATAGACCATAGTGTTCAAGATAGTTAAGTGCTTCTAACTCGAAGTTTGATATTACCCAAACTGCGGCAAGACATGCAACACCTAACCAACCACCTGCAAAGAAAAACAATGCAAGGCTTGGTACACTCATCATGTATCCTCTTATCCATCTGTTGCCAAATGATATAAAAGGTTTACCCAAACGTTTTAGTCTACCCTTCTCCATTTCAAACAGGAACTTAGATTGTCCTAAGTGTGATTTGATATAGTGTGAATAGATATCACGTCCACGAGGTGCAGTTGCAGGATCGTCTTCACTTGCTAATTCCAAGTGATGATTGTACACATGAGCATAACAGAAATGTGCTGAACCTGATAGTCCCATCATCCAACGGCTTATTATAAAAGCAACGCCTTTGGTGTGCGATAGTTCATGCCCATAGATTATACCTATGCCTGCAAATATACCTGTTGATAACACAGCACCTAATAGTTCTGCACCTGCCATACCGTGAAAGATTTGGTAAGCAAGAACTACCTGTAGTGCTACGAACACTGGCAACATCATATACATAACCATATTCTGTAGCCATGGGATGCCTAAGGTCTCACCGTTCTCATCAACTGCTCCACGTGTCTGGACGTTGATAAGGGTGTCAAGTATAATGCCTACTCCCAATAAGCCTACACCTGTCCATACCCATGCTCCACCTGCCATCACTCCTGCGAGTGTAGCCAATATCAGCAATGGTGCTATGAAGTACCTTATGTTTACGAAAAGTTTTTTCATTGCGTTCTCCCGGGTTGCCCCTGATAGTTAATCACAATGTTTTACTATATTAGCACAACGACTAAAAAAGTCAAGTGCATATTAATACTTATACTACCAAAAGGAAAAATAGGTTCTTATAAGAACATGCTAATATTAGTGTCAACTTATACTTGACACACTGTTGCGAAAATAGCATAACAGCCTTTACAAAAAAAACACTGAAATCACGTCAAGATAGGGCAGGAATTCTGTACTACTTTTATAAATACAGGTGAAGTAGAAAAGATGCAATGTTTTTTCTAAATCACACACAGACACTGGGAAGAGACCAGGGCAAGTTCACTTTGCCTTACCAAGCGAATGACGGTGGAAAAGACCACTGACACCCTGAAAAGACAGGGGGTATTGCTTTCCTTAAGCATCCATACATTAGGAGAAAAAAATGACACACTTTAATATAAGTGGTCTGATGTCTTGGATGAAACGCGGTATGACAGATAGTCACCGCAATCAACTTTTGACTTGGGCCAAAACAGAATACGGCAACGATTGGGAATATGCTTACCAATTTATGCTGAAGAACGAAGGACAAGCACCAACCCACGCACAACTCCACGGACCAAGAATACGTTTCTCAGGTTCAAAGGAGGTGGCTTAAATGCTATCATCGATACTTAAATCACTTAAAAAATTATTTTGGAATAAACGAGATTGGCAAGAAGATTATCTCGGTAAGTCTACTGATCACGCTGACTTGGAACGCAGGATCAGGCAATTGGATAGGGGCGAGGTCCAGGTCGGACCATTTGGACCTGTTCGCAAATATTATAACTGATACTAACACATACACACTAAGGAGAATATAAAATGTTATTATGGGAAAGAACAAAGAACTTGTTTGCACAAGCAGGCTTAGCCAGAGCGGCGGCTGAACTGTCAAGACAAGGTTATCATGATTCAGCAAAGACACTGATGATTGAAAGATCAAAACTATCTGCTCACAGACTTGAAGCAATTAAAAGACTTGAGAAAAAGAGAAAACTTATGTCAGACTACGAGCCAGGCGATCATTACATGCGTGGTAAGACTGTAGCGACTTGGAAGGGTAAGGCACATGCTTAAAAACTTTGTTGAAGTAGCAGTACCTTTAACAGTTATATTCGGAGTACTTGTAGGGTACTTCGCAATAGTAGCGGCGTTCTGGGGAGGAATGATATAATGTGGCCTTACACCGAAGACGAACAAGACTGGGTATCAGGAAGATAATTTAAAAACGTAGAGGAGACACCTACCAAGACGACTCCTCTACAACTTCTCATTGTTGAGTATTCTTTATATTACTTTCTATTGTAAATTGAATATAAAACCCACACCGCAACTAAACCAACTAATCCTTGTGCAGAAAAGCCTGCAACAATGTTTTGGATATTGCTGATTATGTTGATGTTTGGCCAGAACGGAATGTTCTGTCCGTTGAACAAGACTTCTAACACGATGCCTAACGAAAGCAAACTTATTCCTGCTTCTGTTAATGCTCCGGCCCAAGCCTTTACTTTATTTAAGATTTCCATTTTGGATCTCCTTTTCAGTTAAACTAACCAATCACGTTTGTCGGTCAGCAATTTATTTAGAGTCGTACAAACAAAAGAAAAACACTCTTAATTGCGATATGATCCGTAATTAACGATTCTTAATTAACTTTTTTAGTTAACTTGTTACATAAAAGCCAGATTATTACAATTTTATATAACGTACAATAAATACTATACACACAAACACACAGGAGAATAATCAATTATGAGTACAGTAGAAACCAAATACGGCGAAACGATTTTGAAACAGACGCAAGAGATTGCTGACATGTTCAAACAAGCAATGCCAAAAGTCAACACAAATAAAAACGGTTACGAGATTCGCACAGAAGTTTTGAAACTCGCAAGTGTATCAGTCTGGAAAGACTATTACGCAAAGTGGGATCAATACAGTACTTCAATCACAAGAGAAGGTGATGAAGTTGTTACGAAAGTAACATTGCCAGACGTGCCTGGCACCAAAGAAGTCCTGGAGGCGGCTGATAAATTTTATGCCTTCATTAATAACACAAAGTAAATAATGATACAAAACGATATGCAAAACAGGACATAGTCCATACAAATAACATTAAAAGCCTTACATTGCCATAAACAGTGTAAGGCTTTTTTATTGGCCATAAGTATATGCATGTTCGAAGTTATAGATAATTTTCTACCACAGAAGTATCAAGACGAGATTGAAGCAGTTATGTTACGCAACGATTTCCCTTGGTTCTATCAACCAAATATCACAACAGGTAAACCTAAGATTCAGGACGAACGTTTCCAATACAGTCATGGGTTTACTCATCAGTTCTATCATCAGGAGTATGGACCACAAAGCAATTACTTTGGTATGGTGCAGAACTTTATACAGTTTGTAAATGTAAACTATGACACACAAGGTTACTATAGACTCAAAGCAAACCTAACAGTTCCTGTTAATGGTTGGACAAAGGATACTGTACAAGAACCGCATATTGATATGCCCATACCACACTTGGTATGCTTGTATTATGTAAACGACAGTGATGGAGATACATTCTTCTTTGACCAAACATTTGACGAGAAAGCAGAGCCAGATGAGTTTACAGTTTACAAACGTGTTGCTCCTAAGAAAGGCACTGCGGTTGTGTTTGATGGATTACGCTATCATGGAAGTAACAATCCTATAGAAAATCAATCACGCATAATTCTAAATGCAGGAATGATCATATGATAGAAGTAATAGATAATTTTATTCCACAACACTATCAAGATAACATTGAAGAAGTGTTGAGTGCTGTAAACTTTCCGTGGCACTATAGACCGAGCATCAACAACGGTAAGCCTAAGATACATGATGAACGTTTTAAATACGCACATGGATTTGTACACAACTTTTTCAATGACGAAGAAGGACCAACAAGCACATTTTATTCTACAGTCAGTACACTAAGATACTTTGCTGAGAAGCATGGCTTTGATAACAACGGCTACCACAGACTGAAAGCAAACTTAAATGTACAAATACCTGGTTGGCAAGATGGACAGTGCCAAGAACCTCATACTGATATGCCCAGTGATCATATGGTACTCATCTATTATGTTAATGATACTGACGGCGACACTTTTATATTCGATCGTAAGTTTGATCCTATGGATCCCAATCCTGGTCAGTTCGATCTTAAACAAAGAGTAGCACCTAAGAAAGGCAGAGCCTTGCTATTCGATGGCAACTACTATCACGCAGGAAGTTATCCTATCCAAAATAGACATAGGATAATGCTCAACGCAAACCTTATTACTGCGTAGCCATTATCTACGCACATAAATACTGCACATGATAGACCTCGAACCATTTAAAAAACTGATTAACGATCTTGAAGCCTCAGGCAAGTATAGAGTGTTTAACGACATACTGCGTGAGCGTGGTGAATTTCCTAATGCCATTTGGTATGGGAAGTATGCTATTAAAAATATTGTTAACTGGTGTTCAAATGATTATCTTGGAATGGGACAGAACAAAGTTGTTATTGATGCCATGCATACCGCTCTTGATCAAACCGGAGCAGGTTCGGGTGGGACTCGTAACATCGCTGGGACCTCTCACTATCATGTAGCACTTGAACATGAGTTGGCCAAATTGCATAGCAAAGAGTCAGCGTTAATGTTCACGTCAGCCTATGTAGCAAATGAATGGACTCTTGTTTCACTTAAACGTATCATTCCCGACATTGTGTTTCTATCTGATAGTAAGAATCATGCAAGCCTTATACAAGGGATTCGACACAGTGGTGCAGAAAAACACATTTTTCCGCACAATGATCTTGAAGCATTAGAACAACTACTGCGAGACGTCAAAGGCACACCTTGCATTGTCTTCGAGTCTGTGTATAGCATGGATGGATACGTCAGTAAACTTCCAGAAATTTGTGCGTTGGCTGAGAAATATAATGCTGTTACCTATCTTGACGAAGTTCATGCTGTAGGCCTGTACGGTGAAACCGGAGCCGGCTACGCAGATCAGGTTGGTTGTCTAAACAAGATAGATATACTTAACGGCACACTCGGTAAAGCCTTTGGCGTTCAAGGCGGATACATTACAGGGAATAGTACTGTCATAGACGCTATCCGTTCTATCGCCTCAGGCTTTATCTTTACAACTTCAACAAGTCCTATTGTTTGTGCAGGAGCATTAGCAAGTGTCAAATATGTACAGGACCATAATGAATTAAGAATTCAACATCAAGGTCAAGCAAACAAATTGAAACAGATGTTAAAGGATGTAGATATTCCTATTTTAGAAAATGAAACACACATTGTACCAGTGATGGTAGGAGAAGCAAAACTCTGTAAGAAGATGAGCGACATGTTGTTAGATGACTATAACATTTACTGTCAGCCTATCAACTATCCAACAGTTGAAGTAGGAACAGAACGTTTACGTTTTGCACCTACACCTTTACACACCGATGCAATGTTACATGATTTAGTAGAAGCACTTAGAAAGGTCTTTAAACGATGCCTGGTACAGACGTAATACTTGCTGACAAGTTCCCTATTGTAGCATACCAAGAGCCTTACAAACTCGTTGAGGAAAAAGTAGTTTTTACAAACAGAGAAGATGTGCAACAACAACTTCCAGATATTTGCAGTCGTGCTTTAGCCAGAGCATGGATTGACACAGAATTCTATGAGCAGTTAGAACAAGACGTTTTAGGTACTTTTAGATCTCAGGGAGTAATACTTCCTGACAACATGACTATACAGTTTGATCACTCAGGGAAGAACAGACCAAAACTTATAGTCTATGAACAATCAGAACATAATAGTAAGTTCAAGGTTAGAGTGTGTGCGTTGACTCTTACTATGATGGCACAAAGGTAGTATAATATGTTTAAGAACTTTAATATTAAGAAAGCGTTTTGGTTCACGCTCGGTTGTATCTTATTAGGGGTAGCGTTTGTAGGAGTCTACTTACCTGGCTTACCTTGGAGTACACCAGCAGTTGGTGCGGCTTATTGTTTCGCGAAGTCAAGCGATAGAATGCACAACTGGATTATGAATCACAAATTGTTTGGCCCGTTTCTACGTGGCTGGAGCGAGAAAAGAGTATTCCCAACAAAGGGAAAGTATTTGATGATTGTTACAATGGCATCAAGTTTAATTATTATGTGGTTTACTACAGGTAATATAAAAGCAATAGCATGGACAGGTGGCTTTATGGTACTTGTTGCTATTTGGGCATGGAGATATCCAGGTTCACATGAAGAACATCAAGCAAGAAAAGATGCAGGCAAAAGAATTGCTTGGTTAAAATAGAAAGGTGTTATGACAAAGATGAGAACGTTCACGTTTTATGACGGGGACAAAGTGGAAACTAAAGAAGCAATAAGTTTTAAAAAAGCAGTTAAGTCTTACCAAGGAGGTACAGAAAGCAAGAGTGTGAAAGTAGAATGGGAAGCCAAGAAGGGTGGAATATACGAAGTCATACAAGCATTACCGATTGGTAGAAAGATAAGACAAGCGGCAATAATAGAAGCAAAAAGAAAAGCCGCCAAAGAAAAGATGAGTAGATAATGGAACGAGGAGAGTTTGAAGGAATGGACGGACTACAGGTGCTATGGCATCTGTTAACAACTGAGCCTTTCTTCTGGTTTATATTATCAATAGGATTTGTTGCAATAGGAGTCAGCATATGGATAGACAGATGGGACGATCAGGAGAACATTGTACACTATGACGATTCACACCACAGCAATCGATAACATAATCGTATTTGATAATTTCTTTGACACGGAAGTGTTTGAAGATATACTATCAAAGAGTGAATATGTTCCTTGGAAGTATTGTGAAGTTGTAAGCGAAAGCGAGGGAAACCCTGTTGAAAGGTTTATGACTTGGAATATTTACGAAGAGGGACATGTTCATTTCGATCCTATGCAACTCATGGACATAGTCGATGAGCAATGCAGAAAACAAATACAAAAGAAAAAGCCTGAAGCAGTTATACATGACATGAAACGTCTACGCTTCAATGGCACAATGCAAGGCAAAGGCTACACCATGTGGCCACATGCCGACATACACGATCAACAAGAAACTGTATGGACTATTGTTGTTTACCTTAAAGGAGATGGAGGTACAACATTCTACAAAGAAAAGAACGGTGACTTATTAACAACCGTTGACTTCAAACCTAACAGAGCAGTAATGTTTCCAAGCATGTATTGGCACAGAGCCGAATCGCCCCGTAAGAACTATTTTCGTACCAGTTTGGGAATAGTATATATGATAGACTAATAGTCTATTAGAACACGTTTAGTTACGCCTGGCATTTCGCCTTCACGTGGCATAATCTGTTTGTCTTTTGTTTGCTTCTCTTGTGGATCAACCCAAGGACCAAAGTTACTTCCGCTTAGGAAGAAACAAATGTTCTCTGCTTCACCAAAAGATACAATGTAACTCCACGTACCTGTTGTAACGTTAACTGTGATTGTACCTTTGCCTGACAACACTTGACCTTGTGGAGTTCTAAACATAACGTCCATAGAAGCAAATGGTGTTTCGGCATACTTGGCTACAATGTCTGGCATCAACAATTCTGCTGGGCCACAGTCAACCATGATAGGAAGTCTGCTAATCATTTGTTCAGGAATCATAGGACCTTCTAAACCTTTAGGTGGTGTCACCTCAGGTTCAATGGTACTGCTGTCATCTCTCTCAATAGCAAACGATAATGAACTAAACATAGTTGCACTTGCTGTCATTCCTAAGAACAACAACAATGTCATAAGGATTTGTTTTGACTTGTTTAACATGCTAATATTTACCTTAATTACAGGTAACTTTCAACCTGTTCCGAACTAACTTTCTTAATACAGTCCATCCAACCCGCTTTTCCTTCCTTAGTAAAGAACATATGAGGATCGGGTGTGCTAATTTGCAACCAACTGCCGTAGTGTATTTCCATTGCAAGTTGTCTTGGGTGCCATGTACTTACACCAGACATCATTTTATAATCCTTTGGACAGTTACCCATTAGCAACTTCTCTATCATTAGTTTGTCGCTACTAACTGCAAGGTTGTGTGCTACTTGATGTGTGTTTGTGCTTTGCCACTCATTAGAGTGTAACAACACAAGGCTTTCTTGTCCTACTGGACCACCTGTGTATAGTTTTTGTTGATTGTCTATTAATGAATGTTCGTGTTGAAACTTTGTTAAACGACATGCATCTGCTATAGTTAACTTAGACGGCTTGTTAAGAACAAGTCCAAATATGGTTTCGTCCTTTTCCTCGTATATGAATACAACACTTTGTCTGAACATTTTATCACTGTCGAGTGCCGGTGTTGCTACGAGAATCTTACCGCGGTATAGTTGATGTGTCATATGTTAGGACCAATCAGGAAGTGGCCCACCATACTTCTTTCCCTTGATCTTCTTGCCGCCCACAGTCTTACGTGTGTCGCCAACCTTGTGACTTTTCTTACCCTCACGTCTTCTGTAACCTTGGCTCTTGCAAGAAGATAAAGCAGACGCACCAAGTGATGAATTAGAGCGTGAACTCTTACATAACTTGGCACTTGCTTTTGCTTCTTCTAAAGCATCAATGGAAATATCTTTTAATAACATACTATCTATATTTATCCGCCGTTGACTCATACTCGTCTTCATTCGATGACTCAAGTATTCTAAATGTTAACGCCTTTCGTGGTCCTCTTGTTGTGTTAATAGATACATCTCCGCTTTTGGGAAAGTATTCTATCTTGGTAATCTTTGCGATGTCGTCATGTTTGCCGACTGCAATCTCTTGTCCTACTGCTAAATTTAATTGTAATTGTCTGAGGTTTGCCATTGGATATCTCCTTTGTGACACATTCTGTGATGCTGAGTAGCATACAAATATTTATGTAAGGCCCCGCTGTACAATGTACAAACTTATCGATTATGCAGGATTAGGAATAAACTCTGGGTTGTGAATATAGCATACCGTCTTTTTAGGCACGTATGTTACGAGTAACACCTTATCTTTGTCCGGGTGATTGTGTACATGACCTTTAAAAGCACTCTCATGTGGCTTGACCTGTATAGGATACTTGCCTGCCCACCCGTCAATGCCCTGTGATTCTTCCTTGGCTGTACTAAATCTATATGGTAGGTTGTAGTAGTCTGCAACAACTCTTACTGCTACTTCTTCTCCACCCATACCCATGTGAGTCTTATTGTACACCACTTCCTTTACATAGTCTATACACATGTCTTTGGTAATACCACCTACTTGCATTTTGCATACCATGTCATAGATCTTCACTCCGGCCGTCACTAACCCTTCACTGCCATGCTCACTATTATAATAGTCTGTCCACTCCGTCAGTGTTCCCTTAATACCTTCACTACGCATTTTTAACCATGTGTCTTTACAATGTCCTACGAATTGTGATCTGAAGGCCTGTGAATTTTGACCTGCAATGTTTAGAATTTGTGTAGAGTATTTTGGCCACTCTCGTCTTGTTGGAGTGATGATGTTCTTGTAATGTCGTCCAGTCAACTTAATCATGACTGTGGCTCCTGTCATTGTTTCCATTGTTCTTATAATAACACAGGAAACCAAAAAAGTCAACCATCTTTTTACAAAGGCCCCGCTGTAGCATATCATAAATATTTACATGAGATATCAACTATGCAAAGACGATATTGGCAACTTCCTAATTGTAGATTCCTACACAGATTTAATCATCTCCAAGGTCAAGAATGAACGAACGGCTATTTTGGTGACGCAAAAAATCAATAAAAACGATAACAAAGAAAGAAATTCTGCCAATTTCCATTGACAAATACATTTAATGATACTATATTAGTATTATGAATGGCAAGGAAAGACCAAACATATTCGTGGCAAGTCTCTTAGAGAGCGGAGTCAGAGGGTGTGCATATTATGGACTATTTAGATATAGTGATGATATGATGATACAGGTCATTGTTATTCTATTAGGCATTGCAGAAATAATAAAATTATATAAGGAGT